AAGTTCCTGAGTTCAATCCCGTGTCTCCGACTGAGGAGATCATGGACGGTACTGCAACTTGGGGCACCAGCTCTGCCGGTTACCTGACTCCTCAGAAGATTGGTACTGGCACTCAGATTGCAACCATCTGCCATCGCGGTTTTGCGTATGCCGTGGATGACGTTGCAGTTCTGGCTGCTGGTGAAGATCCGATGCTTCACATCCGTAACCAACTGGCTGATGCCATCAACAAGCTGAACAGCGCACGTCTGTTCTCTCAGCTTGCTGGTCTGTTTGGTTCTGCCCTGTCTGGTAACGCTCTGGATAAAGCTGTTGCTGCTGCCTCTGGTGGTGCTGAAGCTAACTTCCTGAGTGCTGCCAACGTTGCAGAAGCTCGTTCCAAACTGGGTGAGCGCGGCGAAGAGCTGGACACTCTGATTGTCCACCCTTCCGTTGCTTACTACCTGTATCAGGTAGGAATGCTGACCTTCTCTACCTCAGCACTGTCTGCTTCTGGCGCGGTGACCTGGGGTGGTGGTGGCGTTGGTATTGGCGCTCGTGAAGTTGGTGAGTTTGCCGGTATGCGCGTCATTGTTGACACTGCAGTCAACACTGTTGCTCCTGGTACCTCTGGCCACCAGCGTGAGTTCTACTGCTATCTCGTCAAGTCCGGCACCATCCTTGAGGGTGTGCAACAGGATCTTCGGATTGAAGCTGACCGTAACGTGCTGTCTAAGCAGGACGTGCTGTCTGTTGACTACCACTCCACCTATCACGTGATGGGTACCAAGTGGAGCAATGCTGCTGACAACCCGACTAATGCCGTTCTGGCTACGTCTGGTAACTGGGCCGCTACTTATGACATTGATCTGATCCCCATGGTTCAGATGACTGTCAACAGCCCCCTGGATACCACCACCATCTGATCCTGATCAGAGCAAAGGCCCTACCATTAGGTGGGGCCACCTTCTTTTTGGCATGGCGTACAGCAGTTCTAAAAAACTGACCACCCGGCAAAAAGCCGCGATGGAACGTCATGCAGAGCATCACACCAAAAAACACATGGCCGAGATGCGTCGGCTGATGAAGTCTGGTAAGACCTTCACCGAAGCGCATAAAATGGCAATGAAAAAGGTAGGTAGGTAAGCCGTGGCCGCAACCATCAACGCTACCTTGAAGAGTGCAACGGCCAACAGCTTCGTGACACTGGCTGAGGCTGACGCCTACTTTGAAACCGTTCCAGACAGCACGCAGTGGGATAACAAGTCTGACGACAAGAAAAATCGCGCACTGATTTCAGCTACACGCTGGATCGACACCTTGAATTTTTACGGTGATCGTTGCGATAGCAGTCAAGCGTTGAGCTGGCCTCGGAACAATTATCACGTGGATCGTGTTGAGCTTGTTTGCTCTGCGATTCCAGACGACATTAAATACGCTACTTATGAGTTAGCCAACGCACTGGCTAATGACACGGACGCGATTACAGGGAATACCGGCGATACGGGGCTATATGAAGCCGTCAAGTTCGGAGAGATGGAGGTCAAGTACAACACTTCTAGTCAGGCTGTTGGAACTGTTAATAACGTATTCGACGTTTATCCTTGGCTTCAGTCTTATCTCGGCGCTTATTGTTTGGGTGGCAGTGGCTCGTATTCTGTCCGCGTTGTGAGAGGTTGATATGCCAGGTCAACTCGACAAACTTTTTAAAGACGTTGCCAAGCAAGTTATTGCAGAGCTTGGCGCGTCGCTTGACACAACAATTACTTACACGAGAAAGACGGCACCTTCATACAACGTGGCAACCGGTGCTGTAACTACCACTGATACGAGCTACTCTTTCGACGCCCCAATCGAAATCATCGTTTCTGACGAGGAGGCAGGCTATCAGGAAAATACTGCTCGAATAATGATTACTCCTGATCAGATTGGCGACAATCAAGCGACCTTACAGGATGAGATCTCATTGCCGTTTGCTGGATCGACAAGAGTGGCCAAGATTCAAGACATTCGGACTTTTAGGGGCGACCAGGAATACCTTTACATGATTCGGGTGGTGTTCTGATGACGCTTGTAAACGCCAGGGCTGCAATCGAGACTGCGATCAACACTGCAGTTACAGCAGCGGATGCCACGGTTTCAGTGGTGTTTGACAATATGCCTTTTACAACACCTGGCAAGACAAAGAAGTATGTGATGGTGACGATTAACTTTGATCAGTCAACGATCCAACCTCATGGCGCAGCGATTGATCAATACGCTGGAACGGTGCAATGTGGCATTTTTACGCCAAGAAACAAAGGCAGTGCTGGAGCTGCTGCAATTGCAGAGTCAGTTATTGACGGTTTGACGTCTGTGAATGCTGCTGGCTACATAGACACTTATTCAGTAAAACCGCGTGTTGGTCAGATTGAGGGTCCAACAGCGGTGACCGAGGAAAACAACAGTCATTTCGTCAGTGTCGTCAGCTGTCGGTTTACTGCGATCTAATGGCTAAGCCGATTACTGAGCTAGCCAATGATATTCGCAAGCTGATTGAGGATGGACGAGCGGCTGCTGGTCCGGAGATTGTTTTCAGTCTGCAAAAAGCTGGGCCTTGGTGGACCGGAAACTTTGGCGAGTTGTGGGAGCTTAGTCCTAATCCGGTCAAGCCAGTAGTTAGCAATCAACGCGACTGGGAAAACCCTAATCTTCCTAGCGCCAGGAGTTTTCAAAAACGTCCTGCTCTAAGGATTCCAATTAATAGTCCTTTGTACATTGGCAACTTGGCTGATTATGCAGGGTATGCGGTCAACAATCCGCAAGCAAAGCTTGACGGCAAAACATACGGAGAAGCTAGGCCACCACTGCGAAGTACAGCGCCTAACGGTCCTCGTTGGTACAAGCTGTATACAGAAACCAGTAGAGATACAGGCTTGTTTCTTGACCTGGACAAAGCATTTGCATCTGTTCGTTTGGGATAAGCTATATTGTGCTAGTTGACTGAGTTTTATGGCTGAAACACGCGCAATCGACAAGCTGTGTAAGGCGTTCAGCGTTGAAGAGCGCAGCAGCTACACGATTAAAAAGGGCGATGAAGTCATTATCAAGCTGTACTGGAAGCCCTTGACGATTGCTGATCGGGACTCGATCAACAAGACCATGAGGGCGTTGAACTTGGGGCGGACAGAGGACAACTTGGATTTTGCGATCCAGATGTTGATCCGTAAGGCTGAGGACGAAGCTGGCAATCGAGTCTTTTCGGACGGTGACCGCGCCAAAATCCAAAACCGACTGCCAATGAGCATTGTGCTGGACATCATGTCCAAGATGCAAGGCATGGATGAGGTGGAAGAAGCGGACGACCTTAAAAGCGACGCTTGAACAGGACAACTACCTGTTCCTGCAGTTTTTCATTGCTGAAAAGCTAGGAATGACGCTGGCTGATCTACGAGCCAGCATGTCGCTTGAGGAGTTGCTTGGTTGGAGCGCCTATCTTTCGGTCAAGGCTGACCGAGAGGAAAAAGAGATGGAGAAGTCTCGTCAGCAGGCTCAGTTTCGGAAGGTGCGCTAACCTGAAGGCAATGTCTTCGGGTTAGTCGTGGCCGCTGAGTACGAAGTCAATATCAAGCTAAATACTAAGCAGATTGATGCTGAGTTAAAAAGCATCGACAAAACCACAAAAAATATTGGTAAAGGCGTAAAACAAACGATTGATCCGTCTGTAAGAAAATTACAGGCGCAAGGCTTGGCTTTACGGCGTTTAGCTAAAAGCATAAATCCACTATTAAGACAAGCGGATAAAGTTGCAGTTAGTTTGGCTAAGCAGGCGGACGTTAGTTCTAAAAAGTTTTTGCCTAGCTCAAAAGATCTTAATGCTGCAGGCAGAGGCATCAAGCGTTTAACGACTGAAAAAGAAAAGCAAGCAAAGCTTGACGTAAGAGCAGAACAGGGTCTGGCGCGACGTGCCCGTAAAATCAGAGAGATAAACCGTTTAGAGCAAGAAGGCAACGAAACCAGGGCAAAATTCCTTGCTGGCGCTCAAATTCCTGGCCTGAGAAGAGGTCAAGTTTTTGGTCCTGGATTTCCAACCAGCGGACCTTCTATGCCTATTGGGGCTGGCAGAAATCAGTATGGGCGACCAATCGGGCCAGCCATGGCTCCAATGCAGGGTCCAACCTCCTTCCCAGTTGCTGGAACGGCAGGTATTCCTGGGTCTCCAGAATTCAATAGAGCGCTTGAAATCGGTCGTTTTAGAAGTAGTCCTATTGGTGGCGCTACAAACATCGCAGGATCGCCTGCTGCTCGTAGGGCTAGAAGGCAACGTCTTGAACAAGTTGGTCTTGGAGCTGGCTTCCCGTTGTTGTTTGGCGGTGGAGCGGGATCAATTATTGGCGGTGCTGCAGGTGGCTTAACAGGGTCATTCGGAGCGCAGATCGCATTTAGCGCTATTGGTCAGCAGATTGATCAGTTTGTTGCAGGAATTGTTGAGGCAGGCAAGGCGTTTACAAGTGTTGGTGGTGCGGCTGATTTTATGGCTGAAAAGAGCTTGTTTAGCTCTGATGCCATGCAGTTTCGCATCGAGAAACTTATAGAAGAGGGCAAGGTTACAGAAGCGGCTGCATTAATGTCGCAGGAAATGGCAAAACAAGTTGGTGTCAGTGGCCTTAAAGCGCTTAAAGATCTTGGCGACGAAGCCAGCAAGATGGGCAAGATATTTTCAACCTTGTTGATTCGCGTTCAAGCGTTTTTAGCAAAAGCGCTTACGCCCTTGCTCACAATGATCAACAGAGCTGTTGGAGGTTTAACGGCTCAAAGCCAGCTTGACCAGATGATTGCAGAGGCCGGAAGTCCCGAACAAGGTGCTCAGATCTTGGCACGTTCAAAAGAATTAAGGGGTGTAACAAGACATGCACGAACTGGTAAGGCTAAAGGTCTTGGTCAATTAACTCCCGAGATAATTCAAAAGCTTCAGGAAGAGTTTCCTGCGGTTATCCCGGAAGAAGCATTGATAAAGCCTACGCAGTTAGAGATTTTACGGGCTGCCGATGCAGGAGGAGGTAAAGCGGCCAGAGAGGAAGAACGTTTGCAAAAACGTTTGGGCAGACTTGAAGCAGAACGCAAGAAAGTGCTTCAGGTATCTCGCTTTAAGGACAAGATTGCTGCTGCAGAGGCCGCTGAGGACAAGCAGCTTGTTATCCGCTTAAAAGGCGAGCAAAAGTTAGCTGAGATTGAAGCCAGCCGAGAGAAGGCTCTTGCTGGGATTACAGATCAACGTGAGATAGACGCTATTAACATTGGAAAAGCTACCGAAAAGCTAGCTGCGCACCGTGAGACAGAGCGTCAGCTTGCTGAACTTCAGCGTCAAAGGCAAGAAAAGTTCAACGACACTATTGATGATCTGGATCATCAACTAGCTCTTGCTAGGGCAACGACTGAGGAAGAGAGGCAGCGTCTTCGTATTCAGCAAAAACTTGCTGTGCTTGAAGAAGGTGGAATGTCGGAAGACGACCTTGAAGCTGTTCGAGTCAAGATGGAAGAGCTGGCCGACGAAAACAGCCCTCTAAATAGATTTATTAGGCAAACAAGGGAGCAAATTGAGCAGCTAAATGATCCTGTATTCCAAGTAATCGAACTATCAAAGAGACTGGGCAGCGCGTTTACCGAATCGTTTAGGGGGATTATCGATGGCAGCATGACTGCTCAGCAGGCACTAGCCAACTTGTTCCAGCGCACGGCAGATCATTTCCTTGATATGGCCATGCAAATGATTGCTGCTCAGATCCAAATGAAGATTCTGGGTATTGCGATGAACTTCTTTGGTGGTGGCGGCGGATTCGGCGTTACTCCTTCAATAAGTGATACAAGTACCTATGCCTCTGCTTTTAACGACTCGAATTTTGTTAGCGGTCTAATGCCAAAAGCCCTTGGCGGGGCTGTTGGAGCTGGACGGCCTTATGTAGTTGGAGAACGTGGTCCTGAGTTGTTTGTCCCTGGAGCGCAGGGCAATATCGTTCCAAACAACGCAATGGGTGGCGTCAACGTGGGAACCATTAATATCAGTGTTGAGAACACAGGTGATCAGTTGTCTCCACGTGCTCAGAAGCAGTTGGCTAACCAGGTACGGGGCGTTGTGCTCAATACGTTGGCTAACGAACGTCGTGGTGGAGGAATGCTCTGATGGCTTACATCCAGTTCAACGACATCCCGCTTGATTCATCGCTGACGCAAAAGCGTTCACAGCGTGTTCAACGTGCTCAGTTTGGCGATGGCTATAGCCAGGTTTTGACTGATGGCGTTAATGCAGAGAATGAGACTTGGCAATGCCAAACGCCCCCACTGACTTACGCCGAGATCAACTCAATTGAAAGTTTTTTCTTGGAGCAAAAGGGTGGCGCTATTGCTTGGACTCCTCCGTATAGCACCAAGACGTTTTCCAAGCCGTTTACGAGTGGCACGTTGAATCTGGGCTACACCAACATTGCTTCTGGCACGTTGGTGCTTACCGGATACACCCGTCCCACTAACTACACAGCAAACCTCGTCACTGGTGTTTTGACCTCAGTCGATATTGCGGATGGAACGGCAATTCCGATTACGTTGACGCTTGCAGCCAAAAACTTCTTACTGTCGGACGGCTGGACGATTAGCACGATCGATTCAGCGTATGCCAGCTTGTCCTTTGAGCTGACGAGGGTTTATGTATGACAGCTCCAAACGCTGAAACTTTCAAGACACAGCTACCGCAGGTTATTGACCTGTTTACGCTCGACATCACAGCAATTGTTGCATCTGATTTTGCCGGTCAAAAGATCTATCGCTTTGCGAACTGGTCGCAGGTGAATGGGACGGACATCGTTTACGACTCAAACACCTATACGGCTTTACCGCTTGAAGCAAGCGGCTTTGAGCTG